TTTTAACAGAAGGTTCTCTGCAAAATACAACCGGTTCCAAAGCTAATCGATCGAAACTAGCATCGACTAAAAAAGGTATAGAGAATTTTGTTACTAACTCTTTACTCGAAATCAGACCTATGTCAATTAACAAATTGCAAGGTCTTAGGTGCAAAGTAGCTACAGTTGATGAATGGCTTTCTGGCGATATTAAAGAGGATGTTATAGGGTGTCTTGAACAAGGTGCCGCTAAAGGCGGTGTCGAAGATTACATTATTGTTGCCGCTAGTTCCGAAGGAACCGTTCGAAATGGCAGCGGCGATACAATCAAAATGGAATTAATGGACATATTAAAGGGCGATTACATTAACCCACATGTGTCTATTTGGTACTATAAGCTAGACGATATTAAAGAAGTAAATAATCCATCAATGTGGATTAAGGCAAATCCGAATATTGGAAAAACTGTGAGCTATGAAACGTATCAGCTTGATGTTGAAAGAGCAGAAAAAGCTCCTGGGACTCGTAATGATATTTTGGCAAAACGGTTTGGAATTCCGATGGAGGGGTACACGTACTTCTTTACATACAATGAAATTCAGGCGCATCGCCATAGAAGTTTTTGGGGGCTTCCTTGTTCCATGGGGGCCGACCTATCTCAAGGCGGTGACTTTTGCGCTTTTACATTTTTGTTTCCTCTCAAAAATGGGACATTTGGTATAAAAACGCGAAGCTATATTACGAGTTTGACAATGAGCAAACTTCCTGCCGCTTTAAGAGTGAAATACAACGAATTCATGGAAGAAGGAAGCTTAATAGTACTCGACGGAACAATACTTGACATGATGGACGTATATGACGATTTGGATAAGCATATTCAAAGATGTGAGTATGACGTTCGATGCTTAGGATTTGACCCATACAATGCGAAAGAATTTGTGGATAGATGGGTTAACGAAAATGGTCCTTTCGGCGTTGTCAAAGTTATACAAGGATCGAAGACCGAATCGGTTCCGTTGACTGAATTAAAGAATCTATCAGAAGAGCGCATGCTTTTATTTGACGAGGAATTAATGTCGTATACAATGGGAAATTGCATTGTGATAGAAGACACTAATGGAAACAAGAAGCTATTAAAGAAACGCTATGAACAAAAGATAGATAATGTCGCGGCAATGATGGACGCATTTGTCGCATATAAAGAGAACAAGGAGGCGTTTGAGTAATGCCAAGTTTTTTCGAACGTCTTCAGCGAAGCTGGAACGTTTTTATTAATGGCGATGATTATAAACAGCCGGTTCGATATGAGTATGGCGGTTTTAGTTATCGTCCAGATAGGCCAAGACTTAGTCGAGGAAACGAGCGCTCTATTGTCACCGCCGTTTATAACAGAATTGCCATTGATGCGTCTGCAATTAATATGCAACATGTTCGATTGGATGAAAATGATCGGTTCATAGAAGTAATAAATTCTGGGCTGAATAATTGTTTAACAGTCGAAGCAAATATTGATCAGACAGGAAGGGCGCTCAAACAAGATATCGTTATGTCTATGTTCGACGAAGGAGTTGTGGCAGTTGTTCCCGTCGACACTTCGATTAATCCGTACAAAACAGATTCGTACGATATTCGGACGCTTAGAACTGGAAAGATTAAGGAATGGTACCCAGAGAATGTTCGGGTGGAATTGTATAACGAACGCAAGGGTCGCAAAGAAGAGGTTACTCTTCCTAAGACAATGGTCGCAATAATTGAGAATCCTCTTTATTCGATCATGAATGAACCGAATTCAACTTTGCAGCGATTAATCCGAAAACTGAATTTGCTCGATGCAATAGACGAGCAAGCAGGCGCTGGAAAACTGGATCTTATTATTCAGCTTCCGTATACAATTAAATCTGAATCGAGAAGAGCGCAGGCTGATAGAAGAAGGAAAGATATCGAGATGCAATTGGCTGGCACAAAGTATGGAATCGCGTATACTGACGCCACTGAAAAGATAACACAGTTAAATAGGCCGATTGAAAACAATTTGATGTCTCAGATCGAGTATCTTACGAAGATGCTATATAGCCAGTTGGGCTTGACAGAAACAATCCTAGATGGCTCCGCAGATGAGAAAACGATGCTCAATTATTTCAACAGAACAATTGAGCCGATTCTAACAGCAATTTCTGATGAACTGGCACGAAAGTTCTTAACAAAAACCGCCAGGTCACAGCATCAGGCAATTTATTTTTATAGAGATCCGTTTAAATTGATCCCTGTCGATCAAATTGCAGAAATTGCCGATAAATTTACTCGAAACGAAATTATGACTTCTAATGAGATCAGAGGTCTTATCGGAATGAAGCCGTCTTCTGATCCGGAGGCTGATGAGCTAAGAAATAAGAATCTCAATAGAAGCGACAACCAGCCAGTCTCCAATTCACCGGAATCTACCGAACAATTTGGAGGAATGCCAAATGAGCAATAAATACCCGAATAGTTTGTATCATCATGGCATTCTAGGACAAAAGTGGGGAGAAAAGAATGGCCCTCCATACCCTCTTGGCGGAGGTGATTATTCACCGAGAGAAAAAGTTGCCGTTTACAAAGAGCGAAAGAAAAAGAATAGCATATACAACAAAAAACATTTCGATCGTGTCATGAAAGAAGGCACAACGATGGCTACGCTTTCATATAACAAAGATAGAACAAAGGATGTAGATATGTTCTATGCTGCGCACACAAAAGCTGACAAAGACCAGTATAATGCGTTGTTTAATAGAAAAGCGCCGCAACCGATTTATGACAAAGACGGAAATGAAATTGGGACTGGAAATTTCTTCAAATACCGAATCAATAACACTGTAACAAAAGACATGAAAATAGCAAGTGAGGACTCTGCGGCTAATATATTTATGAATCTCTACAAAAAAGATAGAGATTTTTATAATTTTGTTACCGATGAATCTAGAATGCAAAGTCATTTTGTTGAAGACAAATACAAGTTTAGAGGGTATAGAGAATCGAAACAGGCTCTTGATCGAATCCGGGACGTCGACAAACCAACTGCCGATGACTTACAAACAGCGTATCGAATGTTTAACTATGTAATTCCTTCAGATGGAGGAGGAGACTCTAGAAAAGGCCATGATATCACTGTCCAACGCGCTAAGTTTTTTAAAGCTCTAAAGGACGCTGGATATGGAGCTGTGCTTGACACCAACGATGCTATATACGGAGGGTTTAAAGCTCAATCACCAGTAATAGTGTTCGATATGGAGTCAATAGCGTTGAAAGATGCAGATAGAGTGACAACTGCTGACAAATATTTTTCAAATTTAAGATTTGCCGGTAGACGATTTATGGGGGTATAGATCTATATGTACAAATACTATGATTCTGAGCTCTATCATTTCGGCGTCAAAGGCATGAAATGGGGAGTTCGAAATTATCAAAATGAGGACGGAAGTTATAAATCCGGGGCCGAAGGACGATATAACGGAGGATCCGCTAAAGCCCGTTATAAGCTTGCCAAGAAACAAGCAAAAGCCGATTTAAAAGCAACTCGTAGAAGATTGTTTGACGAAAGTACAAAATTCGAAGAAGAAAACGATCGTAAATATTCTAAGAATGGAATTTTGACTGACGAAGGACTAAGACGCCAAACCGAATATTATAAAAAGTTTGATTCCGACTACAATAAAGCTACTGCGGATTACAAAAACGCCAAAAAAGCTGCTAAAGAAGAGTATAAAAATTCTGATGAATACAAAGCGCGAGCTAAAAAAATAGCAGTTGGTGCCGCTGTTGTGGCCGGAACAGCGTTAGCTGCTTATGGCGGCTATAAGTTGGCAAAAGCCTATGGAAATAGTAAGAAAGACTACGAGAACGCTATATCTAGTGGCAAAGAAGCCTATTCTAATTTTATGTCACTTCAAAAATCTGGATTACAGAAATCGGTAGAATCAAAGAAGGCATATAATGATAGCGAGAAACTATATAGAGAGTGGCAGCATCTTGACGGTAAGCCCGATTCTGCATTAAGAAATAATCCTGCTAGGTTGAAACGTTATAACGAATTGCCAGGAGAGATTGAGAAAATGCGAACTAGGTTTAATACGTATCAAGACAATGCCAATCTAGATTTTAAAAACTCATTTAATAATCTTGACTCTGCGGTACGTTATAAGAACGCTGCCAAAAACACAGCTTACTACAAGATTAATAGACGATTACCAGGAGCTAAAAAGAGAAATAAATTAGATCTTGATGCAAGAATAGGCGATACGAGTGTGAACGGACGTAAAGATTTCTCTATGTGGGAACTATTATACCGTTAGCTATTGCGAAGATTGGTGCTTGTAGCATAAGAGAAAACCATATGCGAAAAAGCACTTTTTATTTTTAGGAGGATAAGTAAATGCCTGAAAAGTATGATTTTTCCGGATGGGCAACGAAGTGTGGAATTCGCTGCTCCGATGGAAGAACTATTGAAAAGGGTGCATTTTCAGACGATAACGGAAAAGTAGTTCCGCTTGTTTGGATGCACGATCACTCATCACCAGATAATGTTTTAGGGCATGCATTGCTCGAAGATAGGGGTGATGGAGTTTATGCCTATTGCAAATTTAACGACACAGAGCATGGCCAGTTAGCAAAGTCTCTTGTTAATCATGGCGATGTTCGTTCGCTATCTATTTATGCCAATAAGCTTAAACAGAATGGCGGAAATGTGCTCCACGGTGCAATCCGCGAAGTTAGTCTTGTGCTTGCCGGTGCAAATCCAGGAGCTGCTATCGACTTTCCAATTTTGGAGCATGGAGAACAGGCTGTAGATGAGGCTGTTATCTATAACGATGGCTATATTTCAGTTGATGAAGAACATATGGAACATGCCGAGGATGACAAAACGGAAGAACCAGTTCCAGAAAAGCCAAAGGAGGAAGAGAAAATGGCGGACAAAAAAGATAAGACTGTAAAAGAAGTATTTGACGAGCTCACAGACGAGCAGAAAGATGTTGTTTATTTCATGATCGGAAAGGCACTTGAAGATGCAGGTGTAAATCCGGAAGGCAAAAAAGACGAAAAGGAAGATGAGGATACAGAAGAAATGAAGCATAACGTATTTGATAACGACAGCGCTTACTATGGCGATACATTAAGCCATGATGCAATGGAGACCATCATCAAAGATGCGAAGAAGCAGGGTTCCCTGAGCGAATCCGTTCTGGCCCATGCTGAAGATTACGGCATCGATGGTATCGAATGGCTGTTCCCGGAAGATCGCGAACTGAACAAGACTCCGGAATGGATCAAGAGAAACGACGACTGGGTGTCTGTTGTAATGAATGGCGTTCATCACACACCGTTCAGCCGTGTAAAGAGCACATTTGCTAACATCACAGAAGATGAAGCTCGTGCAAGAGGTTACATCAAAGGCAGGATGAAGAAGGAAGAAGTATTCTCGCTGCTTAAGAGAGCCACAACCCCTCAGACTGTTTACAAAAAGCAGAAGATGGACCGTGATGATATTATTGACATCACAGACTTTGATGTTGTCGCATGGCTGAAGGGCGAAATGCGTATGATGCTGAACGAGGAGCTTGCTCGTGCTTACCTCATCGGTGATGGACGTCTGCCTTCCGATGACGATAAGATCTCTGAAGATCATATTCGTCCGATTGCTAACGATGCTGATCTGTTCACAATCAAGACAGCTGTGACATATCCTGCAAACGCTACAGACAGCGATAAGGCTAAGGCTATCATTAAGGCTGCTGTCAAATCCCGTAAGAACTACAAGGGCTCTGGCAATCCGACATTCTTTACAACAGAAGACGTTCTGACAGATATGCTGCTGATCGAAGATGGTATCGGTCACAAGATGTACAAGACAGAGGCCGAGCTGGCTACATCCCTGCGTGTTTCTAAGATTGTTACGGTTCCTGTAATGGAAGGCCATCAGGTAGGCGGAAAGAACCTGCTCGGCATCATCGTTAACCTGCAGGACTACAATGTCGGTGCAGATAAGGGTGGCGCAGTTAACATGTTCGAAGATTTCGACATCGACTACAACCAGGAGAAGTACCTGATTGAGACACGTTGCTCTGGTGCTCTGACAAAGCCGTATTCTGCAATTATTCTCTTTGAGACAGAGGTTCCTGAATCTGTTGATGGCGATGTTGTTGCCAGCAAAGAAAACGGAAGTTTAAATCCTTTAGGATAAATCAAAATGGGAGTAAAACTCGTTTCGGGGAGGTTAATCTGAATGCCTAAATACTATGGAAAGATTGGTTTCTCCGAAACGGTTGAAACCAGACCTGGTATATGGGAAGAGCAGATCGTTGAACGAGATTATTATGGTGATGTTCTTAAAATCTCAAAACGATTTGATGGCTCATCTTATCTTAATGACAATTTGAATATTTCAAATCAGTTCAGTATAGTTGCTGACCCATACGCTAGGGATCATTTCCACTCGATGAGGTATTTAACTTGGTGCGGAACCAAGTGGAAAATTAGTTCTGTACAGGTTGATTATCCGCGTTTATCTCTTGAAGTGGGAGGTTTGTATAACGATGGGCAGTAGACTAGAACTACATAAAGAGTTTGAAGAACTCATAGGGAATAGAAACGTTTATTACCAACCTCCTGCTTCATACAAAATTAAGTATCCGTGCATTGTCTATCAGCAGGCTCGTCCTTCTACGAGAAAAGCTGACAATTTTTCTTATTTAAGAGTGCCAGGATACGAAGTAACAATCATATCAAAGGATCCAGAGTTTGATTTATCGAAGCAAATGGCTGAGCATTTTCAGTATTGTTCTGAAGATCGGTTTTTTACAGCCGATAATCTTAATCACTGGGCCCTTACTTTATACTATTAGAAAGGATTTTACAAATGACTAGAATTGTTTGGGATAAAACTGGCGAACATCTGTATGAGACAGGTGTAGACCACGTTGTTCTTTACGTAAGTGATAGCAACGGAACATATCCGAATGGTGTGGCTTGGAACGGTGTTACAAGCTACAACGAAAGCCCTTCAGGCGGTGACGCCAACGATCTGTGGGCAGATAATATTAAGTATCTCTCTCTTCGTGCAGCTGAAGACTTTGGCGCGACTGTCGAGGCTTACACATATCCTGACGAATGGGCGCAGTGCGACGGCTCTGCCGAAATTGCCCCTGGTGTTATGGCAGGTCAGCAGGGTAGAAAAATGTTTGGCCTTTGCGTAAGAACTGTTCTCGGTAACGATGTCGATCTGAACGAGCATGGCTATCTCCTGCATCTTATTTATGGAGCTACAGCTTCCCCGTCTGAAAGAAGTTATCAGACAATTAACGATAGCCCGGATGCTATCACGTTCTCTTGGGAACTCACAACAGTTCCGACTCCGGTTACAGGATTTAAGCCGACAGCTAGAATCGTAATCGATTCTACAAAAGCCGATGCCGCAAAACTTGCAATTTTGGAAGCCGTGTTATATGGCACGAATGATGGAGAGACCATTGATCTTGGAACATATAATGGCTCTGACCGGCAGGCTGGTCCTAGACTTCCGATGCCCGATGAAGTAATCGATATTCTTAAATCCTAAAGCGGCCTAATCATGTTTAAGTTGGGCAGGCAGTAGCGAAATCGCAGATAACTTGCGAGATTAGCAAGACCTGCCCTTTTTATTTTTGAAAGGAGAGTAATAATGTATAAAGAAACAATTACATGGGAAGATTTTGATGGCAATGAAAGAACTGAAGACTTTTATTTTCATCTTAGTGAATCCG